CGTGGGAACTTATTTCTGAAAATAATTATTGTCCCTTCGTTAAGATTCTTGCAATTTGTTACACCTTACAGTTAACAGACGTTTTATCCCAAGCATCTTACAAGATACATATTACACATGACAGAGAAAAATCAACAACCTATTTTTTACTCTTTGTTGATCATCGCGTCATAGGCTTCAAAGGAGATGTACATGTTCATTCTAACGAGTTACCATCAACTCTTCATTCGCAATTTGAACATGACATGCCCCCAATACAATAAATATTCAATTACCGGTAGGAGAAAACATGTCAAACGGAATCATGATCGTCAAGCGTGACGGCAGCAAAGAACACATTAATATTGACAAAATTCACAAAGTTGTTATGCATGCATGTGAAGGTTTAGCAGGAGTTAGTGCTAGCCAAATCGAAATGAACGCTAATTTACAATTTTATGACGGCATGAGTACAGCAGAGATTCAAGAAGTTCTTGTTCGTAGTGCAAATGATCTTATTTCTCTTGACGCTCCTAATTATCAATATGCAGCAGCAAGATTACTTTCTTATGGTACCAACAAACAAGTTTTTGGTCGATATGAAAGTATTCCTCTTATAGAAATGATACAAAAAAACATAGATAGAGGAGTTTACGACAAAGAAATACTAGAAAAATACAGCACAGAAGAAATTGAAAAGTTAGATAATTATATTCATCACAAGCGCGACGAAAACTTTACCTACGCAGGATTGCGTCAAGTGGTAGACAAATATCTTTGCCAAGATAGATCTTCCGGCGAAATTTTTGAAACTCCGCAATTTATGTATATGATGATAGCTGCAACCCTATTTGCCAACTATCCAAAAGAAGATAGAATGCACTACGTAAGGAGATATTACGATGCGACCTCACTTTTTAGAATCAACATACCTACACCCGTTATGGCTGGTGTTCGTACCCCTGTTCGTCAGTTTGCTAGTTGTGTCTTGGTTGATAGTGATGATACTCTTGACTCCATTTTTGCTAGCGACATGGCTATTGGCCGTTATACGGCGCAACGTGCAGGTATCGGAATCAACTCTGGACGTATACGTGGAGTAAATTCAAAGATCCGTGGCGGCGAAGTAGCACATACAGGCATTATCCCGTTCCTCAAGAAGTTTGAAAGCACAGTAAGATGCTGTACACAAAATGGTGTGCGTGGTGGTAGCGCAACAGTACACTTCCCGTTTTGGCACCAAGAGATTGAAGACATTCTTGTGCTAAAAAACAACAAAGGCACAGAAGACAATCGTGTACGCAAACTAGACTACTCAATCCAACTTAACAAAACAATGTACGAACGTTTGCTAGTTGGCGGAGAAATTACATTGTTTAGCCCGCACGATGTACCTGGTTTGTATGAAGCATACTTTGGTGATGCAGATGCATTCAAAGAAATGTACGAAATGTATGAGCGTAAGACCAGCATCAAGAAAAAGAAAATCGATGCTATGGAATTGTTTTCTGCTCTTATTAAAGAACGTGCAGAAACAGGACGCATTTATATTATGAATGTTGATCATGCTAACACACATAGTTCATTTAAAGACACAGTGTACATGAGCAACCTATGTCAAGAAATTACACTGCCTACAAAACCTTTACAGCACATTGATGACCCAGATGGTGAAATAGCTTTGTGTATATTAAGTGCTATCAACGTAGGTGTAATCAAACAACTAGACGATCTTGAAGAACTTTGTGATTTAGCAGTTCGCGCTTTAGAAGAAATTATTGACTATCAGCGATATCCAATTGCTGCCGCTGAAAAATCAACAAAGGCTCGACGTTCACTTGGAGTAGGTTACATAGGCCTGGCACATTATCTAGCAAAACATAGAGTTAACTATACAGATCCTCAGGCGTGGAAACTTGTACACGATCTTACGGAAGCATTCCAATACTACTTACTCAAGGCATCAAACAATCTTGCTAAAGAACGTGGCGCTTGTGACTATTTTGAGCGCACTAAATATGCAGACGGCATCCTTCCTATTGATACATACAAGAAAGATGTAGATATAATTGTGGAGAACAATTTAAATTATGATTGGAATAGTTTACGATCTAACATTAAGGAATACGGATTACGGCACTCAACGTTGTCGGCACAAATGCCATCAGAGAGCAGTTCCGTTGTGTCGAACGCAACAAACGGAATTGAACCGCCTAGAGGATACTTGTCCGTTAAGAAAAGCAAGAAAGGGCCTCTTAAGCAGATTGTTCCACAATATCAAACTCTAAAGAATTATTATACACTGCTTTGGGATATGCCTAGCAACGAAGGTTATATCAATATAGTCTCAGTAATGCAGAAGTTCTTTGATCAAGCAATTTCAGGCAACTGGAGTTACAACCCAACACAATACCCTGATAATGAAGTACCAATGAGTGTGATGTTACAAGATTTGCTAAACACATACAAGTATGGTTGGAAAACATCTTATTACCAAAACACTTATGATTATAAAACTGACCCAAGCGAAATTGAAGAAGAAAAACCACAACAAATTCTCATGCCAAGTCGAGTTGATATCTCAGAAGAAGAAGAAGCATGTGATGCATGCGCAATTTAATGGTTGACATTTTATCGCATTGACTGTAGCATAAAGTTGCAATAGACACACAGAGGAAGTATAATGTCAAAAACAGTTTTTAACAAAGACAAAATCGATTTTACGAAACAAAATATGTTCTTCGGGGCAGATCAAAATACGCAGCGATATGATACTTTTAAGTTTCCTGTATTTGATAAATTAAATCAAACTATGCTAGGTTACTTTTGGCGCCCCGAAGAAGTAAGTTTGCAGAAAGACAGAGCAGACTTTCAAAACTTTCGTCCAGAGCAAAAACACATTTTTACTGCAAATTTAAAATATCAAACACTGCTAGACAGTGTACAAGGACGTGGACCATGTTTAGCTTTCTTACCACACGTAAGTTTGCCAGAACTAGAAGGTTGTATTGTCACTTGGGACTTCTTTGAAACTATTCACTCACGTTCGTATACACACATAATGAAAAACGTGTATGCAGATCCAGCAGAAGTATTTGATACAATTTTAGAAGACGAAAAAATTATTGCTCGTGCAACCAGTGTAACCAAACACTACGATGCATTCAATGAAGCAGCTGATGCCTACTTCCATAGAGGCGAAGGATCTTTACATGATGTCAAAAAGAAAATGTATCTTGCAATGATGACAGTAAACATCCTTGAAGGATTACGCTTCTATGTATCATTTGCATGTACATTTGGTTTTGGAGAACTAAAGCTAATGGAAGGTAGTGCAAAGATTATTAGTCTTATTGCTCGTGATGAAGCACAGCATCTTGCACTAAGCACACACGTATTGAAACTTTGGGCACAAGGAAAAGACGATCCAGAAATGGCCAAGATTGCAAAAGAGTGCGAAGAAGAAGTTTACAACTTGTGGCGTGAATGTGTTGCAGAAGAAAAGGACTGGGCAGACTATTTGTTTAAAGACGGTTCGATGATCGGACTTAACAGCACATTGTTACATCAATATGTAGAATACATTGCAAACCGTCGTTTAAAAGCACTTGGCTTTGATGCTATTTTTGATGCACCTGTGAATACTAACCCGCTACCGTGGACTACGCACTGGTTATCAAGTTCAGGACTGCAAGTGGCTCCACAGGAAACTGAAGTTGAAAGTTATGTGATTGGTGGCATAAAACAAGATGTTAACAAAGATAGTTTAAAAGGATTTTCATTATGATACATATTTGGGGAAAGCCAGCATGTCCGAGTTGTACAAAAGCAAAAGCATTATGCGAACAACGTGGATATGACTTTGAATACCTAGAATTAGGAAAAGATTTTGATAGAGAAGCTGTGCTTGCAGAGTTTCCGGAAGCACGTACATTCCCTCAGATTGTTGTGAACGGACAAAAGATAGGCGGCTTCGAACAATTTACAAAATATATTGAAGACACAAACTACACAGGAACAGGACACACTTTATGATAATTGAAACGCCATACAAGGCAACAGATACGGTAACTATAAAGACTGTAAGTGGAGAAGAAATTGTAGCACGGTTTATAGAAGAAGATGATAAAACAATTTCTTTAGAAAAACCTATGACAATAATGGCCTCTCAACAAGGCATTGGGTTAGGACCTTTTACCTTTACAATTAATCCTGATGCACGAGTAAAAATAAATAAAAGTGCAGTATTAGTTGTTCATAAAACTGATGGCGAAATGGCCAAGCAGTATGTGAGTAGCACTACAGGAATACAATTGTAAAGGATATAAATGCCAGTATCATTACCTAGTATTATTTCTGAAACATTAGCTCTAGGTATTGCTTCGTGCGATACTATGAACCTCGACACAGGTGATATTTCAAATACTGGCAAAAGTACAGCAGCGCAAACAGATGAAACTTCTGCGGCAGCACAAGATGTTGCAATTATTGCTGCTGGAGATTGCTTTAAAGAACTAGGTGATTTAACACAGTTAATGATTCCGATTGTTGCTGAGTTAAGCAGTATAGTTGCTAGAGTAAATGCTAAGTTACTACCATACGAACAAACAGTAGAAAGAGCAGAAGCAGAACAAACGCAAATTTCAAATTCGAACACTTGGTATAGTAACGCAATAAGCACACAAGAAACAAATGCAAGTAATGCACAAGATGTAATAGATGGTTTAGATCCTGCAGATCCTGGATATGCAGACGATGTTGCTGCACAACAATCAATTATAGATGCAGCTAATGATCAAATCTCTGAATATAACGGTGAACTAGGAATTTTAAACGGTGATTATGCAGCAGATTGGGAAGAACAAAGAGCTTATCATCAAGCTACTGTTACTAATATAATCAATACATTCAACAGTATAATGTCACCAGTGGCTTCGGCGTTTAGTACTGCTAATAGTGCTATCACCACAGCAAATAGTAATATTGCCACAGGCAAAGAAGGCATGTTAGATGCTGCTGCAGACATTGCAAAAAATATTGCAAAAACCGCAGGTAAGGCAATTACAGAAGCAATAGGTGATATTGCTGAAAATTCTAACATAATGGAAAAAAGCGAGCCAAGAAGCGGAATAGAACCAAAACCAGAACTATTTGACACTGTAACACTAACTAATATAAGATACAACAGAACCTCCCAAATTAGGGTAGATGTCGAAGAGCTTAAAACTGTGTTTGGAGCAGATAATCCAAAATTATTATATGGATTAAGGTTAGGTTCTCCGTTTGAGATCGGATCAAAAGTTAATAATTCCCATACATTATTTTCCAATGAATCTGGGTTTGACCCTTATTATTTATTTTCAGTAACAAATACTGGTAACACAACGATTCTTAAAGATCAAAAATTTCAAATTGAAGGCGAAGAGTTACAAGAACCGTTTATAGCAACTGATGAAGTTTTAACCTATAGTTTTTTAACAAAATTTCAAACAGATGTTGCAGCAGATGCTGTTTCTCCTAGCGAAAGATTAGTCCGTGTAAATGATACTAACGGTGGAGAGCTATTTA